TTGCTGGCCGCTGGTGTCCGCCGCTCGGATAGCATCAGCAAACTGTGATTTAAAGCTGGAGGAGTTGAGATGCAGCGCGACAGCCAACGACGCAACGTCAGCAGCCATGTCCTAATATCCTGAAGCAGTCAGCGAACTGCTGGTCGCTTTCAGATTGCGCAGCAGTCACCGGAGGAGAATGCACCGGCGCTGACGTTTCGGCCTCCGTTCTCAGGAGATCAAAATAGGCCTGCCAGTGGGTCAGTATGTTCGCCGGAAGTTCGGCTATTTTGCGGGGGTCCGGCTCGTCCCATCGGTCTGCCAGCATGAACAGCAGCCTGAGATGGGACGAGTCGGTTAGTTTTTTGTGGCTTCCTCCAGCGTGCCGTAAGAATGGCGCTGAACGAGCGTGACCGCGTCGAGAAGATCGGCGTTCGCGTGGGCGGCCATCAGCTGGTCTGCGGTGGGCAGTTCGCTGGCTTTGGGCTTGCTGCCGTCTTCATTGACCAGCGCTGCCAGAAACAGGTTTACCCCCATCGCGGACAGCTCTCGCGACGGAAGCCTGGCCTGGCGTCCGGCTTCAACTTTGTCGTTATAGTCATCCAGCTCGGCGCTGGTCAGGCGGCGAAGATACACCTTCTGGCCGAGGAGCGTTTTTTCAACGGTGGTATTCAGTGGGTTGATAAGGGATTTGTAGTTCATGTTTTTTATCCTGTTTCATCAGTAAAAAGCCCCGCGACCGGCGCGGGGAAATAGAAGGTTACTCGCCGCCACCGGCTGGCTGCTCAACGGACCATTTAACGCTGTTCTGCTTGCCGTAGACCTCAACCTGCAGCACTTTGCCTTTCGGCGTATCAACGGCCTGCAGGCTCCAGCCAGCCAGCACCAGTTCGACTTCTGAAATGCGCTTGTTGGGGAACTTCATGAAGAAGACCACCGTTTTTTTCGCATCGGCGTCGCTCAGCAGCGCTTCCTGCACGGTATCGGATGGATCATCAATGAAGACGAGCGTTTTATCCTCGCCCTCACCCATGTCGGCCATGTATTTTGGCTCTTTGTCGATGAGGCGTGTCACTTCGAGGAAGGTGCCTTTTTTCCCCGTTGCCCCAATCCCCATCGCGCTCTGCAGAAGCGCGGCGGTGGTAATGGTTGCGCCCTTCTGACCGTAGCGAACCTCGGTACCCGCAGGGAGTACCGCGTACTCTGACGGGGATTTGATTTCTGGATCTGCCATTTACTCTCTCCTGATTTCTAACGCCCTTCGAGGCCCAGCCGGATTTCTGCGGCCAGCACTTTAAGGATTTTTTGAACGTTGTAGTCCATCGCCGGACGAATGAAGGGGTCGGCGACCTGTTTGACGGTGCCGAACTCCTGCGCCACCGCTTTCATGTGGTGAATTTTGCTGGGACCGACGCGCAGCGTAACGATGGTGTTATAGCGCGAGGTCTCTGCCACGTTGGTGCTGCGGATTTTGATGGAGTCGCGCATGTGCGGCCCGATGCTTTCCTCATCAAAACCGGCGTGCTGCCGCATATCCTGCTCAACGACCGCAAGCGCGGCGCGTCCGGCATCACGCAGGAGTTTCACCCCGACTTTCTTGTCGATGCTTTCCAGCAGCCGGTCAAACTCCTTCCCGGTGGGGAATTTAATGTCCATCTGCATGGCGTTTACTCCGGAACGGTGAAGATGAAGTCGCGCACCAGCCGGTACTGGATGCGGTTGTTGGGAAGCGTGGTTTTCCCCTGCTGTATACCTCCGCGCTCAACGTACTGGACGGGCTGACCTTCCAGCTGGCCATGAACAATTTCCTTCCATTCAGCCCAGAGCGCCCCGTCGAACTGAAGCAGCGACGTGTACCGGTCGACAACATAAAGCGAAAGCTGTATCCGTACCTCGGACAACCCGGTCCGCCTCAGTCCGTCACCGACCTGCGGGTCGGAAATACGCTGGAACGTCGCGCCTTCCTGCACCGCATCCGGAAGCAGCAGCGGGTACGTATCCAGCCCGGTAATCCGCTCCACAGCGGTTTTAATTGCTGACTCGATCATGGCGTGAATCCGCCTCTCCGGTGATGATTATCCGATCCGTCAGGCGCTCGACGTTGCGAACGGTATATACCCGGTCCGCTGTCGATACCTTCCAGTCCACGTCAACCTTACGCGGGTACAGCGTGAAGAGGCACGTTTCGACGACCTGCTGCTGGTCCAGCGTCCGGACCTTCCGACCGGAGACCAGCTCCTTTTTGGACCAGGCCTTTCCGGCGCTCACCTCACGGGCCGGAAGCGTCTCGCCGAGCTCGCCGCGTTCTGTTTCCACGTAGCTGAGTGTTATCCGGCAGTTCAGCTCGCCGGGGCGCAGGGGGTCACTCATACGGTATGCTCCATTAGCGGGAACAGCAGGTACTCAACGCCCAAATCGGACGGCGAACCTTCTGCCGTGCCGGTGGGATTCAGATACCACTGCGAGACCATCATCTTCGCGGCCAGCTTGATATCTTCATCAATGATGTAACCCGTCTCACCGTCAGGCAGTGCGTCAAGCTGCGCCTGGTTCTCTACCAGCCTGCAGTAGTAGCTGCGCTCGATGCTGCGCTGAGCCGCGTCAATCAGGCTGGTCAGCAGGCTGTCGTGCTCATCAAAATCCAGCTCGAGGCGCAGCTGGGTTTTGGCTTCAGCCAATGTCAGTATCATGCGCGTCATCGTCCTTATTCGGTTGAAGGGCGCGTTCTGCATCTTTTGCCCAGACGGCGATATTTCGGTCCACCATGTCCTGAGCGACGGCGCTGTCAAAGCAGGCTACATCGCCACGGCTGTAGCGGCTAAACGGACCAAGGAACGTCACCGCGACGCGCCCGTTTTGTACCGAAGCGACTTTTCCAGTCAGTTTTGACATGCGTTCCTCTGGGGTTTCGTCCTGTTTTGCATCACCACCTGAATCCGTATCGTCGCCGTCCGGACCGGGTTCGGTACCATCACCGTCACCACCGGCTTCGCCTGCAGAACCGGCGTTAACGTCTGGTGTCGGTGCTGAAGTATCAGCTGCAGCTGCAGTCGTTACCGCTGGCTCGGCGTTGGTGTCGGTGGCGGTATCGTCTTTCTGAGTGTTTTTGGTTTTAGGAGCCATGATGTTCACCTGTAAAAAAGCCCACGCGGGGCGGGCTGTTAATCACGATTGTCGGAGTATTACCAGGTAACGCCGGTACCCAGCGCCAGGCCTTCGATATGGCGGAAGCCGATATCGTGCTCCATGATGACGCGGATCAGGGACTGGTTACGCGCGAACGCGGAAACGGTGTTACCATCTGCATCGATGTAGGTCGCCTCGCGGGAGAAATCGACCACCATTGCGCCGTCTTCACCAATCAGTACATCGTTGAAGTCAGCAAAGTAAATCTCAGACTCCTTGCCGCCCGTGCCCAGGTTCGCTGGAATAGCCGAGGTGCGCTCAATCGGATAGCCTTTCAGCATACCCGCTGCCATTTCCGGATAAACCTTGTTGCCGTTCCCGTCGCGCAGACCGAAGAGCTTCATGTAGGTGCGGTTGGACATACCCCAGCCGCACTTCAGCATGTTGCTGTTACCGTCCATCGCCATGAGGATCAGCGCATCAAGGTAGGTATCGATGGTCTGCAGGTTCACTTCGTCATCTGCAACCCACGCATGCGTGCGGCTACCCGCCGTGGCCACGGCCTTCATCCCTTTCGGGGTGTCGTTGGTGCCGTCATCGCGGAGGAACGCCTTATCTTCACGGGTGGAAATGCCGCTGATGATGTCGTCTAAAATCAGCTGCTCGACGTTGAAGCCGCCGCGTCCAATCAGCTGGTTGGAAATTGGCACCATGGTGATCAGCGTTTTGGCGTTCAGTTTGACGTCATCGAAGGTCGCACCGCTCGCCTTCACATCCTTGCCTTCACCGACATAGCTTGCCGTTGAGCCGCTGGCCAGTCGCGGGATCGCCAGATTACCGTTCGGCAGCGGGATGCTTCGCGCCCCGAGCTTACGCACGATGGTGCGGTCGCGCAGGAGCTCAATCACCTCGTTCTGCATGTTCTGCGGAACGAGCGCGCCGCCGGAATTGGCAGCTGTGCTGATCGCCATCGACAGCCCCTGATCGTTCAGGTCTTCCGCAGCGAACGCGGCGGCCTGCTGCAGGTCGCCCTTACCTGCCGCGATGGCCATCACCATGCGGGTCATGCCTGCACCTTTATACTGTGGCGGTTCGGCTTTCGCATGCACTGCCGGTGCGTTACGACCGTTCTGCGCAGCCTTCACCGGAACCGCCGTGGTGGCAGCGAGGCGTTCTGCCGCTTCCAGACGCTGAATGGACGCCGAAAGCTCATCAAACTGAGCCTGCAGGCCAGTGAATTGCTCCAGCTGCTCCGCGCTCAGCGTGCCACCGTCCATTTCAATCTGTGCCAGGGCCTGAACCTGAGTGTTAATACCCGCACGCTGGCGACGCAGTTCTTCGATTTTGTTCATCGTTTTTCTCTCTTTTACGCATAAAAAAAGCAGCCATCTGGCTGCTTACGGTGACGCTTCGCGTCGGGTTACATACGGGCCTGCTGATCCATAACAGCAGCACGTAACTGGATACTGGATTGCTGGGGCGAGGGTTTGTATTTCGCGGCAATCGCGTTGATGGCTGACTGAGGATCGGACATCTCATCTGCCAGCCCTGCCGCTATGGCATTCTGCCCGAAATACAGCGCGGCCTGGGTGCCGATAACGGCGTCGATATCTATGCCGCGATACTGCGCGACGGAGGATGTGAACGTCTGGTATGCACCGTCGATCATCGCCTGTATCTGGGACGTGGCCAGCTCCGTCAGCGGTTCATGTGGGGATCCGTTGTTCTTGTTATCGCCGCGCGAGAACGTGGTAAATTTCAGCCCCACGCTCTCCTCCCATTTCGATGCTTCCATGTGCTCCAGGATGACCCCGATGGAGCCCACGCCGCTGGTTTCGCTGACGATAATTTTGCTGCAGGCCGACGCGATAAAGTACGCCGCAGAGAACGCGCTGAAGTTCACGATGGCCGTAATGGGCTTCACGCTGCGCGACTGGTAAATGTAGTCAGCCAGCTCCTTACAGCCCGATACCGCGCCGCCGCCCGAGTTAATATCGAGCACGATTTCTTTAATGCCCGGGTCGTTCAGAAGGGAAGCCAGCTGGCCGCGAATACGCTCGTAGCTGTTCAGCTCCGTACACATATTCACGATCTGGCCACGCCGGGGGACCAGGATGCCGTGGACAGGAATAACGCCCACGCCGCCGCCGCTTTGCTGAGGTTCATTCGTTTCCTGTAACTCATCCGGCCCCAGGGCCATTTCCAGCGGGGCCACATTCATGCCCTGCAGGCGGGGAACCAGGATCGACTTCACCGAGTCCATGATTTGCCGCGTGGCGTAGTGAGGCACCCCGAACACCTGGTCAGCCAGGTGCGGCAGGTTGATTAATTTCGACATTGTGTATACCTGTGAGAGCCTGATAATCAGGTTTTATGCAGTTCGCTGCAGGATTGCGCTGATTTCGCTTATCTGCGCGGGGGTGGCTTTATCCAGCCCGTGAACGGTGCTGGTATCGACCATATTCAGTGGCGTCAGATACTTGTCGCCGCCCTCTACCGGGGCCATGTTCTCCATGCGCCGGATATCGTTTACCGACAGCCAGCCCCACTGGCGGCCCAGCGCGTAGGACTCGTAACGCGATTTCTGATCGCCGCGCAGCAGCGACGAGACGTTGAACTCGATATAAAAGTCGCGACGCTCGCTGGGTAACAACAAATCGCGCATCATCGCCGCTTCATGGCGCTTCAGCCAGGCCAGCAGCGTGTACATCACGTACTGAAGCCCCTGGTGCTCGATGTTGTTGTTGGTCGATTTGTCGAGAAGCTGAATCATGTGCGGCGGGATTTTGTAAAGCCGACACACCTCGTTTACCGTCCACTGCCGCGACTGCAGCAGCTGCGCTTTTTCGTTGTCCTGCGACAGCTGCTTATAGCTCATGCCCTCCTGCAGCAGCGCCACGCTGAAGGCGTTTCGCACACCGGAATAGCGGTCCGTCCATTTGGCCAGAAGCTTGTCAATTGACGCCTGGCTCTTGATGGCTCCCGCCTCTTTGGGGCGCTCAATCACGCCGGACATCGTGGTGCCACGGGCGAACACCTGCGCGGCGTGCTGCTCAAGCGCCATGCCCAGCCCGAGAACGTCGGCGTTTGTCTGAATCGGTGAGGCGCGGATGTATCCGTCGAGCGAGAAATACTTGATGTGGTGCATCATGCGCATCGGCACCGTTTCACCCAGCTCAGGCAGCTCGTAATACGGCATCCCGTCCGGCCCTTTCAGGACGATAACCTTTTTGGGGTTAATCGGTATCAGTTCAGCGATATCGCCGTTGCCGTGCCGGTCAATCAGGGAATAGCTGTTCCCTTCAAGCCCCAGCACGCCCTGCTGCTGTTCGTAATATTCAAAGCTGGTGTCCTTTCTGTTTGGCTGCGAATGGATCACATCGTACAGGGGATGATCCGTTGCCCTGCGCCGACCGCCTTTTTCGTCGCGCTGATAAAGCTCGACGGGCAGCTGGGCGATGGATTCGGCAAGGAGCGTTACGCAGGCGCGTATGGCCCCAATCCCCATTGCCGTTTCCGGCGTAACCAGCATGCCCGATGAACTCTTGCTGGCGCTGACGCTCCCGAGAACCGTTGTCCAGTTACTTCCTCCCGGACGCGACCTGCCCCGGAAGAACTGAGGAATGAACATCAGTTACCCCCTGGAGAATCATTCGCAGGCGCAGCGGCTCTGGCAGCAAAATAGGATGCCAGAAGGCAAAACACGCCTGCAGCAATAACGCCTGCAGGCGGAAACACCATCCACGCGCCAAACGAGATAAGCGCCGCGCCGAACAGGCCGATCATAAAGGTAATAATTGCCGTTAACATGCGACGTCTTCCTCATCATAAACGGATTGATTGCTGGCCCGACCGTTCAGCATTGCACGGCCTATAGCCATAAACAGCGCTGTCGCGCCGTCGATTTTTGACTGCTTGTCGCCCTTCGTCGGTCGGACGATATCGTCGCTTCCGGGGACATTTTTTCCGATAACGTTGCTGATACACCATGACAGGACCGGGTTCCCGTCATGGTGGAAACGACCGCCAGCGAGCGCCGCTTCCAGCTCCTTCATCGGCGGCGACATATTGGTGTAGTCCTGCCGGATAGAAATGGGCTCAAACCCGTGGTCCTGCAGATCGTGGCTGAGCGCCGTGGCTCCGCTAGGGTCGATGGGGATTTCGCTGACGCGGACCTTATCAATTTCCTGAAGGTCGATAATGCTGGCCAGGATTTCGCGATAGTCCGCCTCTGCCCCATCTGTCGCTTCAAGCGCCCCCATTTCGACGAACTTCACATACCGGTCTGCAGTTTTGGCAATTTTCGGGTCCGTGCTCCGGACCGTGTCCTCCGGTACCCAGAATTTCGGCCTGATGCAGTAGTAGTGTTTCTTACCCTCAATTTCGCGGACGAAAACGCCAACACCGGCGTTAAGATCCAGGCGCTGGGCAAGGTCCAGACCGAGGTAATAATCCTCGCCGGCAAAGTCCTCGTAGCGCAGGGATTTATCGGCGGCGGCATGCCATTGCGTCATGTTGTAGAACGCTGCTTTACCGGATACCCAGATATTCAGACGCTTCGTTTTAAAGGCGTTGACCTTACGCGGAACCTGTTTAGCGACCTCCATCTCCGCCAGCAGATCGTCATACGATATCGATACGTCGAGGTTCGGGTTCGCTTTAATGA